ATTTTTAAAAGTAAATTACAAGCATTAAGTAATAACAAATAAAAATAAATTAATATTTAAACTCATTTTACTTGTATTCTTTAAAAAATCCAAGTCAAACAGCATTTCTTAACTACCACGCCCAAAGCCTGTAGCTGCATATTTAAAGTTTCTGTTTACATGACTAGATCCATTTTTAATATCTATATCAAAGCCTGTACCAGTGATGTTTGACAAAGCAAAGAAATCACCAGACAAAGCATTTTCTATAGTTATTCCTATTGAAGGTAAAACAGAGTTAGCAGCCACGCTAGTTCCTGACTGACCCGTAAAGAAACTGTTACTGAAAACAACAGATTTAGTTGCCACTCCAGATGCAATAAAACCACCGCTTGAAGCGGCTGCATTACCAAGACTTGTTTCTGTTCTGCTATCTAATTCAGCAAAATAACCTAGTTGATCTATTTCAATTGATTGTGCGGGGTCAGTCGATAAGAGATCACATTTAAATTTAAATCCTCTTCCTATATATGTACCATTTACAAATTTTTGATAAGGTTCAAATTCTGCTGAATATGTGCAGTTCCCGCTTGTATTTAATGACGTTGCAGAATTTAAAATAAAAGTATTTGCATTGGGTACAGATTGAATAATATAGTCACCATCTACACCAGTTCCAGAAGTGAAATCTAAAGTAACAAGACTCCCGACACTATAACCATGTGATGTTTTTGTGATTGTAATTGTACTGCCTGCACCGCCAGAACCATCATTAATTGTATATGTGGCCGATACTGACAAATCAGGGTCAGAATCAGTTGTAGCAACAGATAGTGTAGCGTTCACATTAAATGCCGTTGCTCCATCGAAATCTGTCCAAAAATCGACATTAGCAGTCCTTTTATCAATCAAATCATTAGGCAAGAAACCTTGCGTGACAAAATGCCTGCGAAGTTTTAAAGGTTGTTTTCCTCCAAGATCAAGAGTTGATTTAAAAAAGTATTGACCACCTGTTAAAAAGTCAACATTACCTAAAAAGTCAAAATCAGCTATTGCATCAAAATCTGTAACATCATCAATTAATTCTGTAGATCCTAAGACAAGGCCATTAACTTCATCAGAGAAAAAACAATCATCCCTGACACCTTGAAAAGGTGGGCTGTCTAAATCTTCTCTATCTTCTAAAATCGTAAGTTTTGGAAATACATCAGGTTTTGTATTTATATTTTTTATTGATGCTGCATTTGCACTAAGTCGGCCGCCATCGTCTCTAAAAGCAAGTAAATAAGTTCCATTTACAATATTAGGCACAATTGATTCGCTGATATTTCCAGAAAGCTCAGGGATAACATCAATAGCATTTGTAAAAGTTGCACCTGTTGTCAAATTAGATGAACGAATAACCACGTTACCCCCATGCACCACATCAACACTTGTTGATTTATCAAACCTTAGTCGTACAAACTGATCTGATAAAGGCTCTATTTGTACATTCTGCACATCATCAGGTAAAGCTGTTTTACCTACAGTGGTGAATGTTGTTGTTGCTGGGTTTGTGCTTGGCTTTCCTAAAGCGTTATAACTAAAAACTCTGACTTCATAAGTACCATTCAATGTTTCAAAAATTGTAAAATCTGATCTTGTAATACGCTCTGATATAAAATTTTCATTTTGGAATCTATATTGAACCATATATTCTGTAACACCGTTGACAGGTTGCCATTGAATAAATAATTTACTTACAGCTCTGTTATTCAAAACCACTATCTGCTCTGTTCCCTGTAAGCTGCTTGGTGCATCTTTCAGTGCAGTTAAAGTTGTAATTGTTCTTACTGGCAATGATGTGCCATCTTCAACAAACGCATATTTATTTGGATCATGTACAACAGCAACTATTTGATAATTTAGTAATTCTTGCTCTGTAACAGATACAACTCTAAATGTTTGAAGTTCAACAGATGTATTTTCTATCACCCATACACTGTTTGCTTGTGGCACTGAACTAAATGCAGAATCTACAGTTATGGTTGCTCCTGATACGCTACTTATTGTCTTAGTCTCCAAACTGCCGTCAGATAAAATGACACTTAAGGTTGCTGAACCTGTAGATGCCAAATCTGTATTGTTTTGATCGTCAACAATAATCTGTGTGGTAGAAACCCCTGTCTTAATACGTCCTCCTCTTCTTACCCCTGCTCTCATAGGATCAGCAATATTTATAACAGTACCAACCCTGACTATCGTTCCGCTCTCTAATGATGCTGTAAATGTCACCGTTTCAGCCTCTCTATTCTGCGTGTACAAAAACCAGCGTCCAAGCCTTGCGGCTTGACCTCTTGATGTACAGGCAAAACCATTTAAGTTTTTAGTTACTATGCCATATTTTGCTTGTAAAGCTGTATCTTCTACAGTTTCATAATCAACCTCTTGAGTCTCATTATCAAAGTAAGAAACATTTACAACAGTGTATTTAGTGTCTTTGCCAGCCCCAGAATATGCAAAACCAGCCTCCGAAACATTACTTAAATTGTAGATATAGCTTGCGTCTGTGGGTTTATCGCAACTTATATTTACTGCCCCTGCTGAATAAAAAGGCATTGCTCTCATAACAGAGGCTAGATTATTGATGGTATCATATGCGGCACGTTGGCTGTTCAAAACTACATTTGCTGAGAATCTGGCCTCCGTATTTCCAGTTCCAGTTCCATCATCTACTTGCTCACTTGCATATTGACTGGCAGAGAAAAAGCTAAAAACATCTAATGACGATTCTGCAATATGATCTCCAAAACCCTTTGAAGTTGTAAGCAAGTCATACAGAATCCATGCTGGATCATTTGACCATTCTTTATCTGTTTTAAAAGTTCCATTAAATGTACCGCTATAGCTCAAAGATCCGTCAGCCCTAACTTGTGAATTATGGGGTATCTTGATCTTTGTTCCCTTTACCCTAAACATACGATTTGGCTGGTTTGGAAAGGTTTCAGCATCAAATCGTAAAGCTACATGAGCAAAATTTGCATAAGCTCTTGATTCGTTAATTATTTCTGTAAAAGATGACCATTGAAAACTATTTTGAAGCGTAGTTTCTGTACTGTCTGCTGTAGTTCTATTTACTCTGATAGTCACAGGAAAGCTAGTACCTGATGGCAAATTAATTTTATAATCCCTAAAATATGTGCTTGCAGTTCTTCCTTTTACAGTGTCAGATATAACAGTTGTTGTTGTGCCATCATTTTCTATAGTTTGAATTGTTAGAGCAACTTCAGCACCATTTATATCGCCATTATCTTCAAATTTTTGCAATGTAGGAAAACCAAGAGTAACTCTGACAGCATTAATATTTGTGTCTGTTATCTGTCTTGAAACTGGTGTTGATTGTGTTACTGTTACACCCACGCTAGTTTCTGATTCTGTCTCTGAAATACCAGCAATCGCTGTTTGATCTGAAGTGCCAAATCTTGGCTCAAAAGAAATATTTTGAAAGTTAAAATCCTCATCATTTGGACTTGTACCAGCCGCTTGCTGTAAAACCTGAGTTCCGTTGAGAAATACGTCTTTTAATGCTGAGGTATTGTATTCCGTTGAACCTTTGCTACCTGTAGCACTTGGAAACCCCTCTATCTCTCCTGATCCTAGTAGTTCAATTAAGGTTTGAAATTGCTTTGACTGAAGTGCGTCCTTTGGTAAATTTGGATCTGTTAAACCAACAAGTTGACCAAAAAAAGTATTATGACCGCCACCACTAGGAAAACTTAAATTTGCCATTAGGTTGTTCCCTCCACTTGAACAGTATCAATACCAGAACTAATTACAACTGAACCAGTAAATACTTGACCATAAATAATAGGCACTGGAACACCAGCCCTTGCTACGTTTTGTATTGACCCAAAACCAAAAGATTGAAATGTAGGATCATTCTGTGAAAAGCTATCAGCCATAACACCGCTTGGAATATCTTGTCTAGGCATAAGAAGGTTTGATGCCTCATTAACAAGCATAGATGTACCTATAGCAGTGAAAACAGGAGCAACCATTGAACCAATAGTCAAGCCAGCAATCGTAGTTCCACTACCTAAAGCTGTAAACAAACCTCCAACAACAACATTCTTTGCACCTATAGCAATAGGGATTATCTGTATATCTTCATCACTCTGCAAAGTTAATAAATCCTCTGTAATCTCCATACCGCCCATTTTGATCTTATAAAACTGATTCATCATATGATTTTCGACCTCTGGAAAATTTGCAATCAAAAAATGAAATGCCTGTTTTGGACTTGCAACAGCCGCTTCAAAATAAGACTGCCCAAGAAACTTTCTTAATCTGCCATAAACTTTTATTTTTTTAAGCTTCATATCTATAAACCTTTTTTGTGGCCTCTA